ACCGTATAGCCGCATTTCCGCAACGTGTGCAGAAGCCGCACGTGTAGGTTATCTGTGCTTTCAGTAGCTGCCAAGGGCTGGTTGAGAAAGTCGCTTTCTAGTGATTCTATGATATTTACTTACCTTTTATCTTTTCGATACAGTCTTGCTTTTCTGTGATGGTCAATTCGTTAAACTGGTATTCTGTGATTGTTTTGCTACGGTCGAAGTGCTTTACCCACAGTTTATAACTGGATGCAATTTCAAATGATGTAGGTTTTTTCTTACCGAACATTATATATTTTCCTTTGTGTTAGTTTGTGCGGCGCTTGCGTCACCGCTTAGTGCTGCGCTTGGTTGCGCTGGCGTCACAGCGTATACTGCGCTGGCTGTGCTAAAAGTTTAGCACGGGCTCGCTGGCAAGTCAATACGACATTTGACGTATTGTGTTGCGAATTACTGTTGATTTTGCTACCCCCACTGAAGAAAAGGTACCCCTTTTACACGTATATACTAGTATATACGTGGGTGGGGGTAGGGAGCGATAGGGCGGTAGGGGTCGCGTCGGTCGCGTCGGTCGCGGTCGCGTCGCGGTCGCGTCGGTCGCGCCTTAACCGCTCGCGTCGCGCTTTAACCAGAAGTACTCCTTGTTAGCCGCTCGCGTTCGGACCAGCCTATAATCCTTTAGCTTGTCGAAAAATTGCAATGATAGGTACAGACCGGCCCCAACCGTTGCGGCTTCGTTAATGTCGCAAGGTCTTAATATGTCAGAAAAGAAAGAATCCGCGCCCCTGTTGTCAGTATAAATTGTGGACGGTCGCAGTATTTCAGCTAATGAGCGGGCGTGTTTTTGTATGCCTGCGCGGTACAGGCTCTTGTAGTGCTGCCATGTGTCGGCTGTGGTAGCTAAAGTACAAATCGTATCGCCGTTTAAGCCCAGCATGGCACCGTGATTGAGACAAGCGGCATATAACTGTACAGCAGGCGAAGGAGCCAAAGGTACCTTTTCATACAGGTCTATCTGATACGGGTCTAATCCTGCGCTGCCCCAATCTTTAAATATCTCGCGATGAAATTCTTTGATGATACCGCCCTTGGTTTGTCGTGCTGCACTCGCTGCAATCGCTTTACCTGCCTTGCCTGCTTTACCTGCCTTGCCTGCTTTACCTGCCTTGCCTGCTTTACCTGCCTTGCCTGCTTTACCTGCCTTGCCTGCTTTACCTGCCTTGCCTGCTTTACCTGCTTTACTTGCCTTGCTCGCTTTACTCATCAGCTGCACCTTGCACGGTTTCGCCAACACATAGAATACTGAGCGCTTGTATGGCCGGCTCGATATCAGCATAGCGTAGCTTTCGGTCCAGTATACGCCGTGCTGCCAAGGGTCCTAATGATTTGTTTAGGTCGAAAAGTTCAGCCACAAATGCTTTATCAGTATCTATTCTGTGACCGCTTGGTACGATTCTGGAGCGGTTGCATAAATGCCTTAACATGGTAATGGACGTGCGCGGCGCCTGTGACCGGTCGTTGACATCAACACAAATATATGACATCAACCACAATTCAGATATTAGTTGGTGCATCCGCGGTAGATGGAATCGTTCAGCCTTTCGTTTTGCCCTTTCAAAGGCTGTACTGTAATCGTCCGAAGTTTTGCCGCGGATAAGCACATCATTTAGTAGTTCTGGAGAAGGAAACTTTTTTAGTTGCTTTCCTTCCTTTGTCCACAATGCATCGGCTGCTGCTTTTCTGTAATTTATCATGTTTTACTCCAAGTATGCGCTGTAACTTACGGTATCATTTTCTGTCTCTGTGTGCTTTAGCTCGATATCAAATCCGTATGGTTGCAGGTCCACACGATAACTAAAGACCTCTCTTAATTCTTCGCTAATCGTTATGCGAATATCTTGCGTGTCATCTGCCCAGTCACCCGCCACCATGACAGATACTTCCCCGTTACTGTATTCGTATTCAGCCTCGAATATTTCAGCGGTACCGGTTGTTAACTTCTCAAAATGAGTCTCTATGGCTTCTAGAATAACTTCTTCTAACTTCTCTGTGCCTGAATCTTTCGCATTGTCTATCATTTCTTCGGTGATAGTAATAGTATGGTTTTTGCTTGCATCTTTCATTGTGTTAGCCTTTGGTTGGCTGCCATATCGAATAGCGGCGTATTATCTTCGCTTTCCTGTAGCAGGTATAGGTCGATATTGATTGTTCCACGGTCAATCTGTAGCGGTTCCGTAAATTTTGCCGTGAGGATGGAGTCAAGAGCTATTGAGACGTATATAGTGCCATATTCGGTCCATTCTATACGGAATGTTACATCCTGTGTACACAGCCCAAAAGATAGGTTGTAGACCTTTCCCCCGGTAAGGTCTGAAAAGTACTTTTCAATAGCTGCTGTAACAACGTCACCGAAAGCGTATTCGTTACTGATTAATGCCTGTGCTATTTCTTCTGTCGATATGGTTAAGGTGTGGTCTTTCGCTATTTTTTTCATGTCTATTTTAGCCTTAGGAAGAACCGTATAGTACTTTTGTCGAACTTCTCCAAATCGAGAACTAGGTACGTATCTTTCTCTATCGCGTCGAGCGGTACGCTAAACAATTCTTCTACTTCCACATGAACACCAAGAGTAATTTCTGTTTCCTGCGTCATCTGGGCGTTGGCAGTATACATGTATATCTCTTGCTGCTTTTGACTGTAGGTGGGGCAACCGACCGAACCGCTAACAAGACCGTCGAAATATTCGTGTACTGCTGCTATTATAACTTCGCCCATTGCATCCGCTTCTACCTGCTTGAAATCTTCTATTGCTTCTTTTGCGATTTTAATATTGTGGCTACGCTTGATATTTTCCATTTGATTTTTCCTTCGCTGGTTTGCTTGTTTATGTGTCTTATCGGTCGATGTTATCGCCGTATTGACGTATTATGTTACGGTTTGCTTGTAACAATCATTACGATAGTGGCGTCACTGTCAAGTGTCTTGACTGACCGCGCGTTGCTGTAAAGGTCAAACAGCGTGATTGCCGTCTTTCCTAAGCCGTCAGAGTCTACGTCACTTACTCGATGCGCTTGATTGTCAGAGATTACAATATCATTTTCTTGTAATTCATGAACTGGTAGGTAGTCTGTATATATTCCCATGGGAAGCTTCCTTTACTATTTATGCTGTGTTGGGCTGCGCTTGGTTGCGCTTGCTGTACAAACAGTTTAGCACGGCACCGCTACACTGTCAATAGGCAATTTGACGTATTATGTTACGAACTGCTGACAACAAAGTTCGGAGTATTGAGCGGTACCTTGTCGAACTTGGGTTTAAGCCCAAATCTGATACTGCCACTTTTTCTGGACTTTTCTACGCCCATTTTTACTAGTTCCTGGCTGAACCTATGTCTAGACATCGGCTTATTTTCATTATCGACACAATAATCTCTGTAATCGTTAAACGTGTCGCTAACCGATGGGCTGTTGACGGTAAGTTCTCCGTGCGGCTGTACAGTGTACCGCTCAGAAACGAAAGCGTACGCGCTGCTGCTGCTAACCTTCGAATCCTCTATTGTGTCGGCATACTCCACAAGTTGCTCTATACGGTACGGATTATCGACAGAATCAGATATAGAAACAGCGCCGGCTAACAACCAGTTGAATATACCGGCTTTTTCGGTCAACAGCCTATCCTTTAGGCCAAAGTCGGCGGTACCATTCGTAAAATCACGGTCGAACCTATATAGTACTACGCGGCGTAGGTTTGCCGCGGCTTCTGTTGACACTGGCAGGCTATTCATAGCCCATAACGCGCTGGACAGAATTCTCAAGTTGTAGGACTTGCCGAATTTCTTTTCTGCCATTACACTCTCTCCGCTCACTATATACCGCATTGCCGACTGCCAAACCGTCCCAAAGCGTTCCGGTTGCTCTTCTGAATAGATAAGCCACGGCTGACCTATCGAGGAGACGTAGAACGGCTTATCTAGCATAGTAAAGTCTACCTTTTTGCACAATGGGCCTAGCGCGCTAGTTATAGCCCGAATCAGCGTACTTTTACCGTTGCCGCCCGCGCCGACAAGCCAGCCCATTTTCTCTATCAAATGCCCGCACGGGTGCAGCGCCTTACCTGACACAGCTTGCAAAGACTTGACAACCCGGTCAGACTCTTTGAATCCTGACCCTTGCCGCACGGCTGTAACTTCGAGTACGAACCTTTCGAAGTTTGGGCATTTTGCATTCGGGCTGTACTCAAAAGGCATGACATAATCAAACACAATGCTGTTATCTAGCTCTGTGTGTGGACGAAAAACCGGACCGGCGCCGTCAATATCTGATAAGTCCAGTACACCGTTAGGAAAGTTAATATGACTGCGGCTGTTTACGTCTACAGTAATGATGTCTTGCGCCATTGAGAGCGCGTCAAAATGATTATTCCGCTTGTTGGTCGTGTCCGAACGAAATATATTCTCCGTGCTGTTTACGAACTTCTGGTATTCTTTTTCGTCCATACTGCCCGGTCTGATGGACTCGACCTTTGCTTTGCATACTTCCCAAGCCACCTTGCAGGCATACTCAATAGCAAATATGCGGTCCACTACTCTATAGCCAGTCTTGTCACGTAATAACCACTCGCCAGTGACAGAATCTATCACAAGCGGTTTATGTGCCGCGAAGTCGCGCGCTATAACATACTGAAAGGCTATTTTTATATCTTCCATTTTCCGGAAGTCTAAGTTCTGGACCACTTCGACAAGCGGCATTATCTGTACCGTTTCAGTGCGCGCCTCTGACAAATTAGCCAAGTGAAGAGTAAGCGACTCTATATCTTTCTTTTTTTGCTCTACGTCCATAACTGTATAATATGTACTTGTGGCTTTCATAGCCGCGCGCACTGTGTCAGTACTGTAGTCTATTCTGTCCCATTTCGGGACTCTCATGTATGGCCGCGAGCCATACAGACCGGATTGAGCAAACACAGCTTTAATATGCTCTACCGTTGCATCTTCTCCAGCATAAAACACTATGTGACAACACAGTGCAAGGTCGGCTTCTGACTGCGAAGGATACAGACCGTCCCATCTACCATTCCATAACTGCCCTATTTCGGAGCCGTTGCGCGCGGTATATATCGCATCCTGAATTAGCCGTACCGTATCGTCAACCCCTTCTGCACCGGTAGGTGCTGTACCGTTTATGACATCGTTCGGTGATATACCGTAAGCGGTTGCTACGCTGTGATATTCCGCATCTGTTAGGCATTCGTACTCACTGTATAGCCTTGCTAGCTGCGCGTCACAGTTGGACGGTACGCGTCCATAACCCATACTGTCACCGGTAAGTGCTATAAATCTTTGTCGGCTGTATATCTCTATTTCAGGCCTTTTCCTTCCCTTGCGGTCATCTAGCTCACTGACCAGTATTATATGAATACCTGTGCCGCTTCTAGACCGCTCTATATATGTAGTATCAAATTCTGCGAGTATTTCTTCCGCAAATTCTGTTACTTCGCCGTGTGGGCCTATACAATCGTCTAGGTCCAGTGCTACTACTCCACTGCCTATGGCTAAGCCGGGCAATCCGCGCGGCACTTTCTTACAGGTCTCCAGCACAACATCCAAAGTGGACCACGTGCTAGGGTCTGAATGCGAGGCCGGTATATGATGGTCTGTACCGCACCGGGGAAAGCCGCCAGTATCGGACACAACCCATATGGGCCTGTTACCTAACGCGCGGTCAATGTCTTTCAATGTCTGTATCTGGTTACTATTCAATTGTACGTTTCCTTTACTTGTACCGCCCAAATAACGCGGCTGTTTTTTTTTGTTTCTGGACCTGAACTATAGCACGGTGAAGTTTTGAAGTCAAGCAATTTGACAATAAATGGGTCATTTGTCGTACTGAAAGAAGCCGCAAAACAGTACTAAACCGATGCAGATTTAGGCCAAAAACAGAAGTTATATATCATTAACTTTTATTAATTGCTGCACTTTAAGGGCTGTTTGTAGCAGTATTAACTTTTATTAATTGCTGTACTTTAGGGCCTATTTCGTATAGTACTTACCTAAAATGCACTTCTCCTTCGCTTTTCCTTTTTTTGCTCCTGAAAATTATTTCGCATAGACCTGAATTTCTATTAAGCAAAAGAAGCAGTAATAAACTGTTATAAGGATTAAGGACTAAATAGTACTTATTTTCTATTAAATAGATTAAATATATTTAGTAGTAGTAAATAAAGATAATAAAAAAACCCTATAGGGAGAATAGAGAAAGGGGTTGTTTTCTACTAAACTCCCACTTACCTAACTGTTGCTGTTGCTGAACTGTTGCCGTTGCTGTTTTTCTAACACAGTGCAGAACGGCGATTCTGGCGCGGCGGGCTATTTTATCATTGTGATAGTAAACCGGTCCAGCAACAGCAACAGCAGCAACAGCAACAGCACAAATTGTATCCACGTTGACAGTGTGTCAGCAATTCGTAACACAATACGTCAAATTGCCCATTGACAGCCATACAAGCAGATGCTATACTTTCAGCACAGCCAGCGCAGCATAAGCTGTGACGCCAGCGCAACCAAGTGCAGCATCAACAAACAAACCAGTAAAGGAACAAACACATGAGCATTAACATTTTCGAAACAATGAGTACACCTTTCGACATGCAACCTAATGACAAGCCTGCGGTAGTCCATATCACACCATTAGTAGGCGATACTGCTGTCTACTGCGACAGACTATACCTAGTGATTGCGCAAAGTACAGACCAAACCGAATGTCTAGTAAAGGGTATGTGGAATTCAGACATTAGCTTAGTAAACAGCTATCAGTTATCTGTACATGAACGTAATTACTGCCCAGAATCAAGCGAGGAGTATTTTAGCTCTGCACAGAACATACAAGATTTTCACTCTCAGTACGGTACGGATAGGCCAAAAGCTGGACCGCATACAGTAAAGTACGATGATGGCTCCATCCTGAACTTTGAAGAAGGTGAAGAAGGTCTCGCTAAACTGTCGGCATATGCTCCAAGTGGAACATTACGCGCATGGAAACGTTGGTATTATCGCTCCTAGATGCCTCACAAGCCCACCACTGATAGATTATGCCTCATTTAGTGCTAACATACCACATAACAAATAAAAGCCCGTGGCGGGCCTGTGAGACGCTCACAGGGGCATACAGTGAGTACAGACAAAAGCAATCTAGAACTTGACAATATTTTTACAGTGTGGTACAATTCAAAAGCAGCAAAAAAGCAGTCAAATATAAACCATGGGCCAAATCGGCCAAAGGAAAATAAATGCTAGACTTAAGTATCATTGCTTACGGTCCAAGAATCGCAGCAGCCGAAATTAAAGAACTGAAAGACAAGCGGGTAACAGTCATCAACTACGAAGCCGCCACAGTTAATTATGACGGCGAAGATAAAACAGAGGTTCGACTGTATTTTGAATCGGCCAACGGTACAAATGAGTTAGACCCCGAACGTTACGTTCGACTCAACAAAACACGCGCCACATCATTGACTGACGCGTTGGGTACAGAATTTGACCCTGTAGGAGTTCAGCTTACGCTAGGTATTGCACCGACTCAGAAAGGCGATACAATTACATTTTCAGATGTAGAACCGGCCAAATCTGCACCGGTTGATGTAGAGCTATAACGGATAGAGTGCGCGTACTGATTAATCAAGCGGTCAGTACGTGTGTCTCACAATATGAGAATTTAGAACACATGGGATACAAGAAAAAAGTAGATAAAAATCAATCACAAATTGTAAGGGAGTTGAATAGGTTCGGCTTTGGAGTTATAGACTTCTCGCGCGTCGGTGCGGGTGTACCGGACATATGTATTTCACATCCTGAATCCGACGCTAATCTGCTTGTTGAGATTAAGAATTTGGACGGCAAAAGCGAGGAGACAAAATTTAACATGCTGACACCTGCGCAAGTTGATTTTATCGCCTGCTGGTTTGGGGAAGTATACATCGGTACCAGTGCAGAAAACATAATGATGTACTTCTCCGATTATACCGGTATCCCTATCGAAGTAATAGCGTCATATGAAGATACAGAAAATGGATAATAACCAGATGAACAACAATTCAATGATTAACTTTATCGTTCGGTATGTTGGACCAGTACTTGATGGATTGCCGACTATGAAGAAAACAAGCCGACTAGTTGCATTGATAGTTATATTCAACGCTATAGCAGCGTTGACAAGTAATGAGATGATATCGACTGAATTTTCGATTGCAACTTTCGTATCGGTCGCCACGGCTTTTGCTGCTAAGTTTCTTGGCGTGTACATAGATGTCTACCACAACGTGGAACCTAAGCCACTAAACGCCATAAGCCCATCATACAGCAGCTTAACACGCCAGCAGCGAGCAATGCGGCGATGGATAGGCAGGTAGAAGCTATGGCGCCTAAACGGTCAGAAACTTTTAACTACCTAAAAGATTACGGTATACAGTACTCACGGCGATATGCAGCGGCAATAGCACAGATTGCATTGTGTTTGCATCTTGAATGTCGCGGAGAACCACTGATAGGTAAGCAAGCTGTTGCGTCTGTGGTAGTCAATCGTGCGAGAAAGCGCGGCATGTCCTATGTAGATGTCATGGCCGAACCTTGGCAGTTCTCATGCTTTAATGACATCGACAGTGTTAATGTTAAGCACAGCGAGATTGACACGGAATGCTGGACCGTAGCTTCACAGGTAGTATACGGATTGCTAGATGACATAACATTTGGCGCGACACACTATTGCAATCTCGCTGTGTTGGATGACAAGCCGGCATGGGCTGCGGATGAACTAATCACAGTGCGGATTGAGAATCATACTTTCTATTCCCTGTACTAGGTATGGCAAGATTTTTAGACGTAAGGGCTTGTCCTAAATGCAACAGAATCAAAACCGGTAAGGGCTATTGTACGGAATGCCAAAAGCTAGCATACCGTGTAGACATACACGACCCTGCCAAGCGCAAGCGGTACGGTAGAGCTTGGCAAAAAGCCCGAAGGCGCAAGCTACTATCCGAACCGTTTTGTCACGACTGCGGTACAGTGGCAAACGAGGTACATCATATAGTAAAGGTTGTCGATGGTGGCACGAACCGACAATCAAACTTAATGTCACTGTGCAAGCCTTGCCACAGCAGCCGCACCGGACGCGGCGAATAGAATTTTATCCCCTACATACATCATTTTTAGTATTTTTTTACTTGACACGATGGGCAGGGTATGCTAAAATCTCTACGAATTTTGCCCGGGGGACCGGAGCGGGGGCAAAACGCGTACCAACTGAAAATTTCAAACACTTTATGTCAAATATAAACCATGGGCCAAACGGCCAAAGGAACCAACCATGACAGAAACAACCGAAGAAGTAACTACAGAGCCAACCGCACCGTCAATAGAGGAATTACTATCTATCAAGGCGCGTAATCAAGGATACAACGTATCTAGCATAAGAGAACTCGAGCCGAAATATATTTCTGCGGTATTGCAGTCAACGCGCTACAGAGAAGTACATTCTAGGCTGCACGGCGACGAACTTTACTCAAAGTTTATCGGCAAGATAGTATGCGGCAACGATACAGTACGTTATTTTTCCTGTACAGACCTTGAAAGCAACTTTGGTAATGGCGATTACGAAGATTGTATGCCCGGGTATGGCGCGTTCGAAATAGAAGAAGTACAGCCGCGTTACCGCATGAAACAAGTGTTTGTATCTCTCGATACTGGCGAAGAATTATAAGGTTGTGTTTGTGAAGCCAAAGAAAGCTAGGATACCTGACGGCGATATACCAAAATTTAACAGTCGGCCAAAACCAGCAGGCTTACGTAAGGCGCTAGGTGATAAAGAGGCAAAACCATTAGATTTCTTGTCCGAAGAGGGCAAGACCCCGCCAGATTACTTTGATGAAGTTGCTCTTGCAGAATGGAATAGAATTTTGCCTATACTTGTCCAGTTAGACTTATATACTGACCTAGACAAGGCAGCACTAGAAGTATATTGTTCCGCTTACAGTCGGTACAGAACGGCATATACAGACACAATAGAAAGTGGTCAGATGGGCGCCCAGAATGCCGATGGTAGAAAATTCAAAAATCCGTCTGTACAGATTGCGCAGGATTCAGCGAGGGAGTTGTCAATGATATGTAATCTATTCGGTATGTCACCATCGAGCCGACAACGCATGGGCCTATCTGGAGAAGATGCGGAAAAATTGAGCGGTTCCGCGCTGTGGGCAAGTGGAAAGTTTGAAGATTGACAGCCAAGTACACGTACCAACAGTACGCGCAAGACGTCATAGACGGCAAAATCAGCACATGTGAAAATGTAAGATTAGCTTGTCGGCGTTTTGTGCAGCTACAGCAAAAAAAAGAATACGATTTTGTAGAATCTGCGGCTAACCATGCCGTGGATTTTTTGCATTTATGTAAACATCATAAAGGCGAATTATCCGGACAGACACTTAAATTAGAACCGTGGCAACAATTTTTAGTAGCATCTATTTTTGGATTTTATTATGCGGGTACCAAAAAGCGTTTGGTCAAAACTGCTTATGTAGAGGTACCGCGCAAGAATGGCAAGACGATGCTAGCGTCAGCTATAGCACTTTATATGCTAGTTGCGGATGGTGAATCTGGCGCCGAAGTGTACAGTGCAGCTACAAAAAGAGACCAAGCCAAAATATGCTTTGAAAATGCCGTCCAGATGGTCAAGAAATCGCCTGAACTGTCGGAGCATGTGACCGTGCGGCGCAACTTAATCACTGTGGAAGAGACCGCATCGTCATTTGTACCGTTGGGACGTGACGCTGACGGTATGGACGGCCTGAATATACATTGCGCTATTGTGGACGAACTCCACGCTCATAGAACACGGGACACGTGGGATGTGCTGAATACCGGCACCGGCTCACGCGTCAATCCGCTTGTAATGGCAATCACGACAGCAGGCTACAATCGTCACAGCGTATGCTATGCAATGCATGACTATACGGAACGCATTAACTCAGGATTAACTGATGATGATTCTTTCTTTGGCATTATTTACAGCATTGACAGTGACGATAACCCACACGACGTAGAAAGTTGGAAAAAAGCTAATCCGAATTACGGAATATCTGCGCTGCACAGTAAGTTGTCTACAGCTAGCAAGCAAGCAGAAAATATGCCGTCATCGTATAATTCGTTCGTGCGATTACACCTCAATGTATGGACCGAATCGGAGACGCGCTTTATTGAATCTTCGGTATGGTCGGCATGTGACATTGAACCTATTAATGAGCGTGATTTTTACGGTAAAAAGTGTTGGGCTGGCTTAGACCTCTCTAGCACGCGAGACATTACCGCTTTTGTTCTTGTGTTCAAAAATAATGACGGTACATTTTCAGTTTTGCCGCGGTTCTGGTTGCCTGCGGATTCCGTCGCCGAAAGGGTAAGGTCTGATAAGGTACCGTACGATGTATGGATACGCGACGGATTAATTGAGTCCAGCGAAGGAAACGTACTGGATTACGATTTTGTGCTGGACAGAATCGTTAAAGACTCAGAGCTATTCGATATACAAAACATAGCATACGACCGTTGGGGCGCGGCGCGTATGCGCTTGGATATGCAAGACAACGGTTTGCCTATTGTTGAGTTTGGGCAGGGCTTCGCTTCTATGTCGCCACCAACAAAAGAGCTTGAGCGGCTTACACTTGGCAAGAAGTTAAATCACGGCGGCAATGCTGTACTAAACTGGATGATTGCCAACACAGTAATTAGAATGGACCCGTCCGGCAACAAGAAACCGGATAAAGAACGCTCTATTGAAAAGATTGACGGAATAGTCGCGCTGATTATGGCACTAGCTATGGCCGACACAGCCGAAACTAAAAATGAAAGCATATACGAATCACGCGGTATACGTATAATATGACAAACCAGAAACCGACCGAAAGACGATCAGACGCTGCACTTTCAGCACTGCGCGCGGGCCTAACCAGTGGCACTAACCCCATGCAAATTTCAGCGGTCCACGCGTGCGTGACTGCGATATCTGAAACCGTCGCGAGCCTGCCATTATTCCTGTATGAGCGAACCGGAGAATCACGCGTAAAGGCGCGCGACAATCCATTGTATTCTGTGTTAGCAAGCAGGCCAAATGCCGATCAGACGCGGTTTGAGTTTATCGAGTCTATAGTTGTGTCTGTACTGCTGCGCGGTAACAGCTATTCATTTATCGAATCGAACCGAAACGGCGAAATACTTTCACTTACTCCGATGTCAGCGGATAAAGTAGAGGTGAAGCGTAAGGGTAAGGAAAAAATCTACCTTTACAAGCCAGATAACGGTACAGACCCGATTGTGTATAGAGACTGGCAAGTGCTGCACGTTCGGACAAAAGGCGATGGATTGACCGGGCGGTCGATTGTGGACCTTGCCCGAACCACAATAGATTATGCTGCGGATGCTGAAAAAGCAGATACAGCGTTTTACAAAAACGGCGCGAGCCCCTCACTGGTACTAAAACATCCCACGCTGCTAACGGATGACGCCTACAACCGTCTAATCAACAGTTGGGAGTCGCGGCATAGCGGCGTAGACAATGCCGGAAAGGTTGCTTTACTAGAAGAAGGTGTCGAAATTGACACTATATCTGTTAGCAAGCGTGACAGCGAATTTATAGCAACGCGCGAGTTTCAAGTAACAGACATAGCGCGCTGGTTCAGGGTGCCGCCGCATATCATAGCGGACCTAAGCCGATCCACTTTTTCAAATGTAGAGCAACAGTCAATAGACTTTGTTATGCACACCATACGGCCTTGGCTATCACGCATTGAGCAGTCTATGATGCGCGATTTGTTACCGGGCAATCGAGACGGTACATACCATATAGAGTTCGGATTAGATGGACTGTTGCGTGGCGACACAGAATCTAGGCAGTCATTTTATGCAAGCGGCATTACAAACGGGTGGTTAAGCCCGAATGACGTTCGGGCTAAAGAGAATTTACCGTCCATAGAAAATGGCGACGTGTACCTAGTACCGCTAAATCTGCACAGTATCGAAAATCTCGTCGGTTACAGTCCAGTGGAGACCAAAAAGCCGACTGCACCGGACAGTACAGACGCGCGCGACACAAAGCCTGCCAAGGAATACCGCAGCACTGACAAACACGCTGCACAGGTCAGAGCGAGCGCCGACAAGCTAATCGCCGCGCTGTCGCCGGCCTTTACGCGTGCAGTAAATATAGAATCTAACGATATAACAGGCAAGATAAAATCCTTATCCAAATCTGGAGAACTGGACTTTGAGAGTTTCAGCGAGTGGCTCAATCTATATTTTACAGAGACCGCACCGGGCAATCTGGTGAGGCAGATTGAGAGCATTTTAGAGTTATCTGTACCGCTAACAGTACAGAAGGGCATTGACATAGCCGAATCTGAAATCCTCACAGAGTCCACAGCACGCGCGGATGCTTTTGTGATAGCGTACATGGCCTCGCTAGCGACCGCTTGGTCCGATTCAGCTATAGAATTACTATCCGAACCAGCAGTGGACGAGGAGAAAACGGTCGATGCTGTACTGCTAGAGACCGTACAAGAGCGTAAGGAGACCTTGCCGCCCACGGCAGCCCAACGCCACGGTCGCAGAGTAACAAATGCTGCGCTAACAATAGGGTATTCCATTGCGGGCGTTGAGTATTTGTACTGGCGTGCGCGTGGCGATAGCTGCGAGTTTTGCCAGAAAATGAACGGCAAAAGGGCTAAAATAGGCGAAGCGTTCTTAAACAAAGGTTCAAAGGTTGAATCTGGAGAAAATGAGCTAAAAATCAGCCATAATATCAGTCACGGTCCACTACATGATGGTTGTGACTGTATCGTGACGCCATAAGGAAAAAATGAGAAACTACGAGATAAGAAACGTCCCCACAAAGGTAGAGTTGTCCAGTTCTGGCAATGGGTATACCGCTCGCGGTACCGCCATAGAGTACAACAGCGTGTCAGGAGATGAACGCTTTACCGAAGAGATAAGAGAAGGCGCGGTCAATTTTGCGGAAAATCTATACATGTTTTGGCAGCATGATAGCAAAAATGTACTAGGCTCTACGCGATCCGGTACATTAAAGGCAGTAAAAACCAGTACAGGCATAGATTTTGATTGCGAACTACCAGAGACAGCTACGCGCGAGACCGAAGCCATACGGCGCGGTGACGTTACAGGAATGTCTTTCGGATTCGACGTTACATCCGACACATGGGAAAATCGGTCAGGCAAGCCACACCGGACAATCAACACCATGACACTGTATGAGATATCGCCTGTAAGTTTCCCTTTCTACGATTCCGGCGCAATCCGTTCAAGCGGCCAAGAGGTGGAGATACCGACAGAGCTACTTAGTCCAGAACCGACCGAACCGACCGAACCGACCGAACCGACCGAACCGGACAATGAACGGTCAGCCGCTCTACAACGGGCGCGCAACATCGTCAGTCTGGAGAAGCTCAAACTAAATAGTTAACAACCGCGAGCGCGGTATCATATATAGATTGTGATAGAAAGGCAGCAACAGGTATCAAGCGGTACCTAGAACTGTTACGCTCACACAATCCAAAAACAACAGGAACAAAAAATGAGTTTTAATATTTTAGAACTGCGCCAACGTGTGACAGATAACACCGCGGCTATGGATAAAATGCTAGAGAAGGAAACGGAATTCTCACAAGCAGATTTTGACAAGTTGCTTGCCGAAACTGGCGAACTGCGCACGAAAATTGACAACTACGAAGCTGTAAATGGATTCCGCAACGATGCACCTACAGATGATAGCGGTAGCATCGGCATGGAAGACAAAGAGCTACGCGATTACAGTCTATCTTCTGCTATTCTTGCAGCAGCTTCTAATGACTGGTCAGCCGCTGGGCTTGAGCAACGCGCGAGTCGTGCAGTAGAGGAAAAAACAGGTAAGCGGGCGCAAGGTTTCTTCGTACCGTCCGACGTTATGGAGTATCGCGACGTTGACACGACCACTTCCCCGGTGATTGAAAGTAATCACCTAACAAAGAGCTTGATTGACATCTTGCGCAGTAACCTAGTTCTTCAAAGTGTAGGTACTACCGTGCTATCTGGTCTATCTGGTACTATTCCTATTCCACGCATTAGCTCGAGCGCAACAGCGCAATGGGTGGGCGAAGGGTCAGCACCAACAAAGAGCAACCTAGTTCTGGACCAAGTACAGCTTACGCCACATACAGTAGCAGCTACGACTGTATTTAGCCGTCGCTTTGTTGCTCAAACATCCTTTGATGTGGAGCGCATGGTACGAAGTGACCTAGCGGCTATTATTGCGCGAGCGCTGGATAAGGCAGGTCTAGCAGGTGACAGCGCTGTCGATGCTAACCAACCGGACGGCGTACTTGGCAATGCTGCAAACACAGCGTCCGGAGCATGGGACTTTGACGCCGCGGTCGCACTGGAGACCTTAATTGCATCCGACAACGCGGATGTGGCAAACATGAGCTACATAATGAGTCCAGCAAACCGCGGAAGTTTGAAAACAATCGCGGCTATCGGTACAGATGGACCTGCGGCTTACATGTCGCAGATGGACAAGCCGCTAAATGGCTATAGTGTGGCTGTAACTACACAACTGCCAGATGACAAAATCATTTTTGGAAACTGGTCAAGCCTAATCATGGGGCTGTGGAGCGGCTTGGATATTATTGTCAATCCGTATACATTTGCTTCTAGTGGCGGGATTGAGGTCAACGCATTACAGGATGCTGATTTTGCCATTAAACATGATGAGTCTTTCGCAGTTCACACAGTAGCGTAAACACCGGGCCGACACAGTATGGTACTGTGTCGGCCTACCTTACTATGAAAATACCAAGAGCTAACACAAAAAGGTTACTGTCCGCTCCAGCCGCGCCCGCGAGCGTGGACTTGTCCGGTTACTTCGACCTAACAGCTAATAACACGGCAACGGGTCTAAATGAGTTTACGCAAGCTCTAGCAACGTCCGACATAGACACGAACGGCGACATCGAAGCAACCGGTGCAATCCGCGGTGACAAGATAAGCGGCTATACAGAGGCATACACCAGAAACTGGACAAATGTAGAGCATTTTAGGACTTCCTTTTCTGGTACTCCAGCAGGCTGGACAGCGCGCGACACGGGCGGGTCGGCAAGTAACCGCGGTACAAATTGGCGACTACTTACCACAGCAGGCAATAACAGCCTCTCGTATGATAGACCGGCTAATACTGGTATACCGACCGCGCCTAACTATAACTTTGCATACACTATACGAGACGGCGCATACGGTGCTGATTTGAATCACAGGTTTGTATGGAGTGCATCCGTAGCAGGCGCGCCGTCAACGCTTGATAACGTATGCTTGTGTATGCAATGGAACGCGTCCGGTCAATTCTGGCAGGTACGCGGCGAACAAAACGTGGCCGGTACGCTGACAGTTGGGGCATGGAAACAACTAGATAATTTCATGCCGGACAAGTACTACGGTCGAATTGTGGTTGCGGCTTCTGGAGTGTACCGCGTTTACTTCGGGTACAGTGCTAGCAGTGAGTCACAGTTTATGCTTTTGAGCGTCAACAACGGTATATCTACGATTCTTGACAGCCCGAATAATGGCCGGTGGGGTATAACACAGGACCGTGGAGCGGGTATTTTTTGCTACACTTATATAGATGCCGTGGGGACGACAAATGAGGTATAGTCACAAGATAGACAAACTAACAGTAGCTGAAAAATCTATGTCAACGGAGCAAGTGAAAACTTTCTTGCGCGTTGATTATACAGATACAGATGACGAAATAGACCTTATATACAGCGCGGCGGCTGATTTTATCGGCAACTTAACAAATACTCTTATAGATAAGGGTACGTACCGTCTATCTACAACGGTACGCGGTGATAAGTTGCTTACCATGGCCGATCCGATTGAGTCTATACAGTCTGTAATCACACGCGCTCATACGTTCGGATCGTCCACTGTAACAGTGCAGCCTACCGATTACGAGATTAGGCCGGACATCTTACAGTTTCGCAACTGGCAAGACGCGCGCGTGACTGTCGAACTGACCGGGGGCTATGGCTTGGATGCACGCGCGGAGCTAAAACAGGCTGTACTGCTGGTCTGTACCCACCTGTATCAGAACCGTAGCGCGGTCGATACCGGTGTAACAGCACTGCCCTATGCCTTAAAGATGGGCGTTCAGCAGCTAGTTACAAACACAAAGAGGTAGGAACAAACCTTGAAAGTATCAGAACTCAATGAGCGTATCGTAATTCAATCGCAGACAGATACCGTAACGCCAAGCGGGGAGCGCACCAAAGTATGGGGTACAGAATCGGCTATTTGGGCGCGTGTGCGTGAACAATCAGAGACTGAATCGGTTTCCGGTGGGACGGGAAACGAACTGGTACAGTCTATAACAGAATTTACAATACGCGCTCGACGCGACATAAGCACAGCTAATAGAGTACTGTACCGTGGACGTGCTTATGATGTGATAGAATTCCTGCAACTGCACGGTAGCCGCGAGTGGTCCAAAATCAAGGCTGTAAAGCGAGACAAGCAAAGTGAGTAAAGCGAGCAAGCAAAGTGAGTAAAGCGAGCAAGCAAAGTGAGTAAAGCGAGTAAAGCGAGTCTAGAATGGTTCGGAGCGGACATACAGAAAGCACTAAAAGCACACGCTCCAGCGGCTATATATTCAGCACTGGAGCATATAGAAGATGCTGCGAAAGCTAACGCACCGGTTGATACTGGAGAATTAAAGAGTAGTTCATTCCGTAACAGTCGCGGTCATTCCAACTATCGCCGCTCGAGCGCTGGACTGCGCGAGCCCAAACCGGACAAGATGTCCGGCTATGTTGGGTTTAGTGCTGGATATGCGCGGCTTGTAGAGTACGGTACGGTAAAGGTCAATTCTAAACCTTTCTTTCGCCGTGCTGTTGACGGCAAAAAGCACTCTGTACTAAAAAGTTTTGCAGCTAAATTCAGGGAGTTGGCCGATGAATGAAAATGTCAGCAACGCCATATACAGTCAGCTAAGTGCAGCGCCTATTGTGCTATCGGACACACTACCAGTATATCCAAATTTCGCACCACAAGCCGTTCAAGAGTTCATAGTATATCAGGTCATTAGCATTAACCAGATGCCGACAACCGAACGAATGAGCGAAGTTAGAGTGCAGGTAAGCGTCACGTCTGTACTGTACAATCGTGTGACAGAGATTGTAGATTCGCTGAAACGGCATCTAAGAAAAAGCAGTCTATCTGGCAAACAGACTGGCGTAGTGCTGCGCTATAGCAGTACAGAAAATGAGGCTTACGAATACGAAAATAGCAGCGAGTTATCACGCGGCTACTTCGACATTAACTATATCGCCAGTTTATAAACTGGTACTGGAGAAACAGAAACAATGGCAACAATTATAGAAGCCGATCTTGGTGTATCAAATGCACGGTTGTGGCTCAATCCAGCGCGTGAAAGCGGTCTACCTGCGCCTTCCGTGGTCAATGCTGGTGACGATTTCCCGTCAGGGTGGGTATACGTAGGGGCAAGTGAGGGAAATGTTAGCTTTACCTATTCAGAGACCTATACAGATGTCAAAATCTCAGAAGCAAAAGGTAAGGTTCGGCGATTTGTCAGCGGTTGGGAAGGTACCGTGAAAGCTAATATTATCAGTACTGGTCCGGCTGCGGTCGCCTTGCTCATGGGTGATTCGGATACTTCTAATGTGTCCGGTACTTCGACAGGGACAGAGGTAAAAATAGGCGAAGAAAATCTGAAAAAAGAGTACTCTTTAGCCGTCGATACGTACCGTATCGGCTCTGACGGAGAACCTACACCGATACGCTGGTTGTTCCCGCTTGTGACCGTAACATTGAGCGGCGATGTGGAGTACGGTTTGGAGACTGTAACGTCATTGCCTGTAACTTTCGATTGCATGGAAGTAATTAATCCAGGTGCAGGCATTCCAAAACGATTTATGTACCAACACATTACCGATACGGGCGGTGGCGTATAATGGCAGGTCTACAAGTAGAAATTGCAGGTAAATCATATGCCCTTACGGAGCCTAATCTAAAACAGTCTCGCGCGTGGCGTGCGGCTGTTGCTGCGCAAGTAGGGGACTTATCAGTAATAGGCCGCGTACTATCACAAGAAATCAATGACGGCTTGGACCTTGCCGACATTGCTAGTACTTTGTCAGTCGATGGTGATATTGAGCGGCTTGTAAGCACAGCGTTCAACAGCCCAGATGTTGTGTTAGACATTGTATGCTCATTCAATCCAGCACTAGAAAATGATAAGGCTGCGCTGGCTGACAATGCAAAAATGAGCGAGTTACTATCTGCGCTAGTCTCACAGGTGAGCCTAGTTTATCCTTTTGGGGTGGCGGTAAATCAAGTGATAAAGATGTCGAATGGTTAGACAATCCAGTTGATATAGACGAACTAGTACTGTCACAGTACGGTACTAGTTCGCTTGATTTGCCGTATACCGATAAGGTGTTACTAGCGCGCTCTTACGTGTCAAGGCAGAAATTTCTAGCACGTGCTTATGCTGTGGCTCACTTCAACGCGCGGGCCGAAGCTAGCGGGTACAAACCGCGCAAGTTAAGTACAGACCAACTAATGAGTAAGGCTGGATAATGAGACTCGCAAACCTAATATTAAAGGCTGTGGTCGATGACAAAGACGTCGCGCCCGGTCTAGCAAAATCCAAAGGTAAGATTACAGACTTCGCCACCACAGCCAACGCTAAACTGTCCAGCGTAGGCGCCGGTATGCTCAAGGCGGGCGCGGCCGGTGCTGTTGCTGCCTTGGGTGCTGTTGTTGTGTCGGCTGGTAAGGTCTCGCTACAGACTGACAAGTTAGAAAAGCGATTCGGCGACAGCCTATCCGCTATGGATGAAGACGCTGACAGTTTAGCCATGACGGTGCGGTCTATCTGGTCTGATAATTTTTTCAACTCAGTAGAAGAAGCCGGCGCGGCCTTTGAGAAAGTCGCGTTACAGTCAGCGAAGATAGGCGCGGATGCTGCTATGGTCGAGAAGATAACGCGCGGGTCTAAAACTATTGCCGACGCGTTTGATAAGGACTTCTCGAAAGTATCGGAAAGTATTGTTTCCCTGATGGATGATGCGGGCTATAGTGCAGATGAGGCATTTGATACTGTGGCAGAAGGGCTTAAGCGCGGTCTAGGTGCAGGTGATGACTTTTTAGATACGATAGCAGAGTACGCTCCAGTATTTGGTCAGGCTGAAATCGGCGCAAAACAGCTAGTAACATTTTTGGAATCTGGCATGGCCGGTGGCGTGTTGGGTACCGACAAGATAGCCGACAGCCTTAAAGAGTTCTCCAACACAGTGCAAACCATTCAGTCCGGGGATGGTATGGACAAAAAGCGTGACGTACTTGCAGAATTATTTGGCGGCATAACGAACTCTAAACTTGAGAAGCAAATACGAAAGCAGACTTCGCAAGTCCAGCAGTTGGCCGACAAAATCAAATCGGTCAAAGAGGAACAATCACGGCTAAGTGCAGATACCAGTGAAATAGACTTAAGCAAGGCAGCTGCTAAGTTGTCGGTCATGGAAGATAAACTACAGGGCTACACAAGCAAGTTGGCCGACAGCCGCGCAGAACTGGCAGAATGGCAGCAGCAGCATAGCGGTACAGGCTCCGCTATGACAACAGACGGATTCTTAGATGGTCTGTCTACTGGCGCGCTAACATTGACCGAAGCGTTCGAAATGGCGTATAACGAACTCTCAAAAGTAGATTCTGAAACGGATAAATTTAGAATAGGTATGGAGTTGTTCGGTACACAGTACGAAGATTTGGCAAAAGTTGCGCAAGAGTTGAATCTAGCGCCAGATGCGGCGATGCAAGCAGAATTTGACGATTCTTTCGAATCAATGGGCAACACCTACAAAGACATAGGTACGCTAGTAGAAGGAACCTATAGAAAAATCGTCACAGCCGCTACACCGATGACTGACAATCTGCTTAAGCAAGCTAACGAACTTTGGCCGTCTGTAGAAGCTGCGGTATTGTCTGTAATACCGCACGTAGAAGAGTTCTCCACAAAAGTATTGCCAAAACTTGTAGAATGGTTAACAGCACTAATAGACTGGCTAACTGATACAGAGAATAGCACGATGAAATGGGGAATTGCCATTACTGCGCTGGTTGTACTGCTTGCTCCGCTTATAGCTGCGCTGGTTACTGTTGTATCCACTGTGGGTTCAGTTGTAGTCTCTATCGGTGGCTTTATTGCCGGTTTATCCGCTACTGGCGCGGCTGTTGTTGCTGTGATAGCATACATTACATCCCTGATTGCGGCATGGTGGCTGGCACGTGACGATATCAGACAAGCGGCTGACGAAATACTAGAAAGCATTACAAGCCGCATAGAGTCTATCATTACCGCACTCTCTCGCAGCATTGAGTTTTTCGGTAAAATCGGTTCGGCCATAGGTAATGCGCTACGCCGCGGCATTGAGAGTACGTTAGACGGCATTAGCGAGTGGATTACAGATAGAGTTACTAATCCGCTAAACGGCGCACTGGACAGAATAAAATCTGTGACAGATAGGTTAAAGAATCCGTTTGGCGGCTTGGGCGGTGGCTTACAGCCTGCACCGGCGACCGGTACCGGCTTTAACTCTAGCGGTGGCAGCAACCGAACATCTAACACAATAGTCAACCAGAATTTCTATGGGCAAACACAGCCGCAAGAGAACAAGCGAGCTACGGAGCGCGCGCTCAGTACTGCTATGCGAAGGGGTTAGAACATGTACCAGATAACAGAGTTTAGGACTGCGGCGGTACGCGGTACAGAGATATCATATAGCATACCTGTAAGTTACCCAAACACGGTATTTAGCAACCCCGCACAACGTCGCGGCTTATACGACGTATCGACACAAACGATTAAGTCTGTACCATTCCCGCCACCGACCGGCCCAAAGACGGTTACGATGTCCGGCCTGCTAACCGACACAGGATACAATGATGATTTTATCGGCAAGGACCCGCACTCACTATCCGGTGTAGCTCATGACGGTACAGCAGCTATTTTCCTTGCTGACTATCTGCGCGGTCTTGTCGGTACAGAGATTGAGTTAAAGCGGAAACTGTATGCTACAGGATTTGAGCCGGACCAAATAGCCAACGCTGTGCTGCTGCGCTTTGACGTGACAAGTACCGAAAGACCGGACATGAGCGGTGTGCAATTCGATGCCGAATTTATCCTGACATCGACCAACTGGTCAGATGATAGCACGCGTACAAGGGTCCAGAACGATGCAATAAGCGAAGGAAACTTCACCATACCGCGCTATGGCCGCGCTCCCTGCTATGCACCGCGCGTGCTGGTAAGTCCACAACCAGCCGGTCAAGATGGGTTCCGCATGACGGGAGAAGGGATTGACCTTATATACCGTGACGTCGGTGGCTTTACTCAATCCGTTATACTGGACTGCGAGAATAGAACCGCGGCAACCACTAGCAAGCACGACCGCACCTTTAACGTCGAGTTACAGCCTGCACATCAGGAAATAACATGGTGTACACTGCGCAAGCCGATTAATACCTTTCGGTTCTACCGCTTATCTGGCACTGGAGAAATCGACGTAACATTTTATCATGAGGGCCGGTACGAATAATGGCACTGTATATCGACCACAATCTAACGGATTCAGCCATTGCACCGGCTAACAGTGACTACATTGTAAAATCTGCCTCATTCAGTAAAGCGCGTAATCAGGTCGGCGCATTTTCTCTTGTGATGGATGCGGCGACGGTAACGATGAGGACTGAACCTTTACAGCGTAGAATTGCATTCCGTCTAGGCATAGGCAAGGCGCATGACACATTTTATGGCATAATCACAACTATAGAGTACAGTCATGATACAAATGAGTTAACCTTATCTGGCGTAGAGGAGACTATACAGCTATCACGGTACAATACAGGCCCACCAGAAGCCGGGGATGGTGTTTTTATTAGTGCAGATGCTGCCATGTCCGAAGCCGTCAGCAACCTAGAGCTTAATCCGTTACTGTACAGTCTAGAAGGAACGTTCACAGGTGAAATACTGCTAGACTATAACCGCAGTACTGTAATGGAATTTATTACAGATATAGCACGCTATTACGGAGCCTACTGGTACCAGCGCGGCGACCGGGCCGTTGGGGTAAGAAATCAGGATACAAACAGTCAGTTAAAGATAGCGGTATCACCCAACAGCAAGAGCGGTTATGACACGCCCACAGCCTATGCCGAAACGGTAGACACGGAGCAGTACATTAACCGTATCTATCCTACGGCTGACAGTGGAGCAATTACGTTAAGCATGGCAGACAAGACTTTACCCGCTGGTTTCGGTTATGGACCATCTGGATCGGAGTTGCGCTACATAGAAGTGATAGACCCGTCCAGAACGTACATATCTAGCGAACATGTAGACTATACTAGTATATACAACAAGTTAAAAACAGAAGAGATACCGACTGACGAAACCGAAACAGAGAAAGCAGCGCGAGAAGCCGCCGAAGCCGCCGCCGACACGACAGCCGCTAATCGTATGGTAGACTTCGCCATTAAGGATTTGAAGCGCCGGTCCGAAACGGTACGCTCTATATCGTTTGTGTTGGCAGATGCAGCACATCCGTTTGGCTTAGGTGATATCATTACCATCTATACGCCGCGCACCATCTACCACAGCGGAAAAAATATAAAAATGTATGTTGAGTCTTTGAAATGGGAGTTCAGCGAAGCAAAAGAAACAGTTTCAGTCACCACCACGGAGCGGATTAATGACGAACTACCGTCATTTGACCGTGAGATTGTAACCATGATGCGAGACTCCAAAAGGCTAATCTAAAAAGGACAGACGATGAAAGGTAGCGATACGAAAGAAAACGATACAAAACAGACAAAGAAAGCCATTATCTGGCGCGGTACAGACGAAAGCAGAAAGACAGTTGCAGAAACAGCCGCCGCGCTGGGCTATAGCACGTTCAGCCCTAGTGTTAGCCGCGGACAGGCACTGATTGACAGTGACAGCCTACCTAACGGTACGGTCCTAGACCTAGGTACAGACGCATTTATTAACGGCGACGGTACGGTCAACCTAGACAAGGTTAGGACCGCGCTAGGGCTGGACAAGCCGACCGAAGATTATGTACCGCAAGACGAGATAGTACCGAAACGGAAAAAGAAAGTGACAGAAAAAGCCGCAAAATAGGCAGTTGGTCTAATTTTTAGAAGTACATCCTATCAGACGGGCTATGAGAGGCAAGATAAGCATATAGTACCAAAGTGATACTATTGCATGGGCCGGTGCGCTATCGTGGCGTGTCGGCCTTTCTGTTAGGTCAAATTCTGGAAAACAAGACAAAATGAGGCAAAATGAGCATTAAAAGTACGGTACAGTCAATAGTACAGGATGATACGCGCTATTTATCCTGCTTGTGTGGGACTGACCAAAAAGTGGAGGAATCAGTACAGACACGCGCGGCGCATAGAGGCGTAGGTCTTACAGCCAACCTATGGAAAAGAGGTCAAACCTTAAATTTTCGTTTTTGGGGCGGTTTGCCTGTATATCATAGATATGTGATAGAAGCCAGCGACGCTATAGGCCATGGCTTAAATGTTGTATGGTCTGTAAGTGAGGATGTCGGTCTAGCACATGAAGAAAATGAGGAGAAGTACAAAGATAGTGCTGATGCTTTGTTCCCGCCTGAAATTAGATGTACTTTCAGGGACGGCGGTAGCTGGTCTTTTCTAGGGAATGATGTGCTAAAGCTGCCATGGCACCGCAACACAATGAACTTCGGGTGGTTGGACTGGGCGCATGAAAACGAACGGTACGACGAGATACACCGCGTCGTAACGCATGAGCTACTGCACATGCTTGGTATGTTGCATGAGCAAGACCATCCGGACTGCCCGGTAATAATCAATCAAGCAGGCTATGACCATTTTGCGCAGTACGGCATAGATAAAGACGGTGTGTACCGCATGTTTATGCGCAGGCCCGAACGAAAGGACGCCACTACAACGCCCTATGACGACGAATCAATCATGGGGTATTACCTAGACAAGAAATTTGACGCGAGCGGAAACGGTATACCATTTAATGGCAAGATGTCCCAAGGGGATAGAATGTGGGTGCAGTTGAACTACGGTAATGGTACAGTTAAGTTGCCGACCGAACCAGAACCAGAACCGAAAGAACCAGAACCGAAAGAACCTAAACCCAAACCAGAACCAGAACCAAAAGAGACAGAAGAGAAAAAAACGTACATCCCTATAGCTTACAGGTAGGTGATAACATGATGATTAAATCTGTGTTATTTGCCCTTGCTGGGCTTGGCTATGTCAGAAAGAAAGGGGCGCGCTCTGTGCTGATTATCTGCACTAGTACAGAGTACGACTCTCAAGTCTCAGAGATTGACAGTATATCGCGGCACCACAATACAAGCGTGATTAGAAATGGCATGGTGACAGCCCAGCGCGTGAGAGACCTAATCGACGTGGGCAGATTTGATATTGTTCACGTTGCGGGTGTGTTTGACCTTATATCCTGTGTCTTCCCACTGGAAAATGGGCAGAACCTAACGGTCGGCGACTTGGCCGGTATAGGTTCGAACGTCGGCATGATGTACCTGAACGGATGCGGTACAAAACTGATAGCCCAAGAACTAGCAGAAAAAGCTAATGTTAATGTCGTGTCCAACGGTTCCGAAGTTCTGATAGAAGAGCATGAAGCTAACGGTCACGCTGCTATATTCTATTATCACCTATCGCGCGGCCTTACCTATGGCACAGCCTACACAAAAGCGAAGGAAAATTATTCTAAGCTGTGTTGGGACCGGGCCGGTGGTCCAGATACGCGCGTAGTCAGTCTGACACAAACAACAAATCGGCAGATTGTAATTATGGCGTGCTGCTTGCTGGTGGTCGTAATGCAAATTTTAACACTGGTTTACAGTGTTTTATGGTAAAAAAATAGGGAGCAGTCACCTTGCCGTGACTGCTCCCTTCCCTTAGTATAGTGTAGTATATCTTGGCTTACCCTGTGCTATCCAGAATACGACCAGTCATCTTTTTTGCTGCGTTTCATTAATAGCTCCCTACTGATTTTTTAGCGGTCATTAGAACAATTTCATTTGGTCATCGTGTATCTTCTTTCTGTTAGATTTGCGCTTTTTATCACCGCCTTTAATTTTCTTTCCTGATTTGTCAGTCACAGCATCAATACCTTCTAACGCTGCGCTGCTGCTACTGCTTAAGTCTATCACATGCTTAGACTTAATGTCAAGTTCAAGCATGGCGCATACCGTTTCGTATTCCTCGGCGGTCAACTTGATAGGCT